GATATCAACAAACTTATCAAAATTAAAAGAGTTTATGAATGTTGTTAACAAACAATCACTTGTTAACGAAAACAATCGTTCAGTTGTACTAAATGTAAAACGTAGAATGGAATCAATTAAAGAATCTATTAAACGTATTCAAGGTGCAAAAGGATATCAGGCATTTGTTGAAAAACTAGCTATTAAAGAGCAAGAAGAAAACAAAGCTGAGATTACAGAAGATACAGTAGACAATTACGTTAAGAAATTCACTAAAACAACTTTTGAAGAATCATTAAGAGAAGTTTTACCATTAATTCATCGTATCAACGAAGAAGAAATGGAAGATAATCGCATGAATCAAATTCAATCAGTAATGAGCATAATTACTGCAAAGGATAAAAAGACAGGCGAAAAGATGAATCGTATCTATTTCCCAGCACGTACTGATGGTTTTGATTTTGATAAAATTAAAAAACAATATGTTGATCCTCGTTCTAAAGATGAAGCAGAAGAACAAAAGAAAATGAAACTTGCTTTACAGATAGATGATTTAGCACACCGTGTAGATGTCGATTCTAAAGATGACAAGAAACGTAAGAATAAAGGTCATGATAGAGCGGCTGAATTGTCAAACTTCTTAGGTGATGTTGCAGATGATATTCGTAATGGTACAAATTTAACACAAGACAAATTAAAACTTGCAGGTTATCTAATGAAGTTATCTAAAACTGCTACAGAGGGCGAACAAGTTGTTAAACAAAATATTGAAGAACAATTTGATTCTATGTTAGCAGAAGCATTTGATAAGTTCGAAATACCGGCGTAAGGATTAAAAATGATAATAACAATAATAGGCGAACAAGAGTTTGTTAAAACTACAGAAACTACAGTAAGTGATGCTAAGAGAGTTTATATATCTTGGGCAAAAGAATCTGTAACTACTGAAGGTAAGTATATCGAACATAAAGAACTTACTGACAAAACTCAGCCATATGACGAATCTACAAATCCATATGTGTCTATCGGTAAAGTTTATATAACTAAAGAGCAACCTCTTATCATAAGAAAGTATCCAACAGACGTTCTTGTATCAAATGTAGGATCAAATGTTATATCAGCGACACCAATTTTCGATAGATAATATTCAAAAAAATCAATAAAATAGGGGCGTTTAGGCGCCCCTTTTTTACCCACAAAAAAATTTCAAAAAATTCGTATTTAACGCTTGACTTTGCAATAAAAGATAAGTATACTTAGTACATGTTTGATTATATCTTATTATGTACTCAGGCTAATATAAAACTAATACAGGCTAATATAGGAGAAATATAATGGCAACTTTAGCAGAAATACGTGCAAAACTTCTTGCACAAGACTCAAAATCGGCAGACAATGCCAACGCAAATCGTGGGGTAGACGCAATCTATCCTTTCTGGAATATGGATACTGATTCAACATCAGTTATTCGTTTTCTCCCAGATGCGGATCAATCAAATACATTTTTCTGGCGTGAACGTCAAATTATCAAGATGCAATTCCCTGGTGTAAAAGGTGGGGATGAATCTAAGCCAGTTACTGTACAAGTTCCGTGTGTGGAAATGTGGGGCGATACGTGTCCAGTTCATGCTGAGATACGTCCTTGGTTCAAAGATCCATCAATGGAAGACATTGGAAGAAAATATTGGAAGAAACGTTCTTATATTTTCCAAGGTTTCGTTGTTACAGATCCAATGAACGAGGAAACTCCTGAAAATCCAATTCGTAGATTTGTAATTGGACCACAAATTTTTAAACTTCTTAAATCTGCTCTCATGGATCCAGATATGGAAAATCTTCCAACTGACTATGATGCAGGAACAGATTTTCGTTTAACGAAAACTCAAAAAGGTCAATATGCTGACTATTCAACTTCAAATTGGGCACGTAAAGAACGTTCTCTAAATGAAGAAGAACGTAAGGCTATTGAAACTCATGGGTTATATGACTTAAACGAGTTCATGCCAAAACGTCCTAGTGATGAAGACTTACGTATCATCATGGAGATGTTTGAATCATCAGTTGATGGTAATTTGTATGATCCAGAGAAGTTTGGTTCTTATTACAAACCATATGGTTTGGATGTGGGTAATACAAAATCAACTCCAAAAGCAGAGGCGACAACGAAAGTTGCTGAAACTACTACTGCTCCAGCACAAACAACTGCTCCAGCACAAACAACTGCTCCAAAGGCAGAAGTTAAAGCTGAACCAGTAATGGCTGAGGCAAAAGCACCAGCATCTGCTAGTGCAAATGGTGGTAGTACAGACGCCGCTGATATCCTGGCGATGATTAGAAATCGTAAATCTGATTAAATCATCAATTAACTTAAGAGGGAGGGCAACCTCCCTCTATTATAAAAGGAGTAAAAGATGCCAAGAGCATTTGATGTAAGTAAATTTAGAAAAAGCATAACAAAATCGGTACCCGGTGTTAGTGCAGGATTTCGTGATCCAGATACATGGGTATCAACAGGTAACTACTGTTTAAATAGGTTAATATCTGGAGACTTCCAGAAAGGTATCCCATTGGGAAAAGTAACAGTTCTAGCAGGTGAAAGTGGTGCAGGCAAATCATTTATCGCCGCAGGAAATGTCGTTAGAAATGCACAAGAAAAAGGAATCTTTGTTGTTCTTATCGATAGTGAAAATGCACTAGATGAAAAATGGTTACATGCCTTAGATGTAGATACAAGCGAAGACAAATTGTTGAAATTAAATGTTGCAATGATTGATGAAGTTGCTAAAATCATTAGTGAATTTATGAAAGATTACAAGGCAGAATATGCCGATGTAGATGATGCAGAAAGACCTAAGATTTTATTCGTTCTTGATAGTCTTGGTATGATGTTAACACCAACTGATGTTGACCAGTTTGGAAAAGGTGACATGAAAGGTGACATGGGTAGAAAACCTAAAGCACTTGCGGCACTTGTAAGAAACTGTGTAAATATGTTTGGTGATTATAACGTTGGTATGGTTTGTACAAATCATACATATGCATCACAAGATATGTTTGATCCTGATGATAAAATATCAGGTGGTCAAGGATTTATCTATGCAAGTTCTATTGTTGTAGCAATGAAAAAACTAAAACTAAAAGAAGACGAGGCAGGTAATAAAATTTCAGAAGTACGTGGCATTAGGGCGGCTTGTAAAGTTATGAAAACTCGTTATGCAAAACCTTTTGAAGGTGTGCAAGTAAAGATTCCATATGAAACAGGTATGGATCCATACAGTGGACTAGTTGATTTCTTTGAATCAAAAGGTGTTCTTGTTAAGTCTGGTAACAAACTTGCTTATACAACTTCATCAGGTGAGATAATGTCAGAGTTCAGAAAAAACTGGACAGGTGATAAACTTGACATTATAATGAATGAATGGGGAACTAAAGATTTTGATGATGAATCAGAAGAATTAGAGGCTCCAGTAGAAGAAAACTTAGAAGTAAAAGAGGAAGCATAATGGCTAAATATTTTTCGACCAAGTGTTATGGGCATAACATTGGTTTAAGTGCGGTGTTCAGGCAACCGTTGGCACACTCACATTGTAAACTATTACATGGTTATAGTTTATCTTTTAAATTTACATTTGGTTGTGATGAATTAGATGAACGTAATTGGGTTGTAGATTTTGGTGGACTCAAACCTCTGAAAGCATGGCTTGAAGAAACGTTTGACCACAAAGTTGTAATTGATGTAAATGATCCTAAGAAGAATGATTTACTATCGTTAGAGACTCAAGGTCTAGCAAGTATTGTACAACTTGAAGGTGTGGGGGTCGAGAAATTTGCCGAACATGCTTGGCGAAAAGCAAACGAGATAGTAAGTCAAATGACAGATGGACGTTGTAAATGTGTTAGAGTAGAGTGTGCAGAACATGGTGCAAACTCGGCAATTTATGAGGTCTAGATGTCTTCTATTGATATTGAAACAGTATTTGAATTATGGGAAAGAATAAAACCATGTATACCGGCAAAAGACAAATTAGAAGTTGCAGAAATTTTTATTAAAGTCACAGACGAGGCTGGTGTATTAAAAGAAGACATAGAAGATTTAGTATCTCAAGATAAAATATTAGAAGAAGCATTTGACCGATACTATGAAGACGATTATGAAGAAGAAGAGGAATGGTAGTTTATGAATTGGTATAGTGAAGTTGTAAAAGATTGGGGTAAAATTCCTGATTGTGTTGACTATTTTAGCAATGAATTATTAGAGGCTAGAAAAGAAGTCAAAATATACGGTAATGTAGAAAAGAATTCTACACAACTTCCTGCTTATGTAGAACTACGTTTCTCTCAATTACAAGAACTTGAGGCAATTTTAGAACATCTTAATATTCAACTTAGAAAGAAAAGAAGTGAATATCTAAGAAAGTATCTAGAGAATTATAATAAAGCACTTAGTTCACGTGATGCAGAAAAATATGCAGACGGTGAACAAGAAGTAGTAGCAATTAGTGAACTAATAAATCAAGTCGCTTATACAAGAAATCAGTTTTTAGGTATAACAAAAGGATTTGAGATTAAACATTTCCAATTAACTAACATAATTAAACTAAGGGTTGCAGGAATGGAAGATTCGGAAATAAACAATAGACATTAAGAATCTTGTATCTTGGTTAAATACAAGACCATGATAGAAGAGGATAGGGAGATAGAATGACAAAAATTCAAGTAGAAAAAAGAGACGGCAAAAAAGAACCGTTAGACTTGGAAAAGATGCACAAAGTGGTAATGTTCGCATGTGAAGGTATCACTGGAGTTAGTGCAAGTGAAGTCGAATTAAAGTCTCATATACAATTTTATGATGGTATAAAAAGTGAAGAAGTACAAGAGACACTAATTAAAGCGGCATCTGATTTGATTTCAGAAGAAACACCCAACTATCAATGGGTCGCAGGAAATCTAGTTAATTATCATATTAGAAAAATGGTATATGGTGATTTTGAGCCTTGGCATATTCTAAAGGTTGTAGAAACAAACGTCAAGGAAGGCTTTTATGATTCAGCATTACTGGAAGACTATTCTAAAGAAGAATGGGAAAAAATTAACGGATTTATTAAACATGAAAGAGATTTTGAAATTGCCTTTGTAGGTATGGAACAGTTTCGTGGTAAGTATCTAGTACAAAATAGAGTTACTGGAAGATTATACGAAACTCCTCAAGTAGCATATATGCTTATTGCGGCCACATTGTTTAGTTCTTATCCAAGAGAAATTAGATTGAAATATGTTAAAGATTACTATGATGCGATTAGTAATTTTGATATTTCTTTACCAACTCCTGTTATGGCAGGCGTCAGAACACCTCAAAGACAATTTTCGTCTTGCGTTTTAATTGAAACAGATGACTCACTTGATTCTATAAATGCTACCGCAAGTTCAGTTGTTAAATATGTTTCACAAAAAGCAGGTATCGGTATTGGTGCAGGTAGTATTCGTGCTATCAATTCTCCAATTCGAAATGGTGATGCCAGTCATACAGGAGTTATTCCTTTTTATAAACTATTTCAAGCAAGTGTAAAATCTTGTTCACAAGGTGGAGTGCGTGGTGGTGCCGCCACTTTATACTATCCAATTTGGCATTACGAAGTTGAAGATTTACTTGTGTTAAAAAATAATAAAGGCACAGAAGATAATCGTGTACGTCATATGGATTATGGTGTACAATTTAATAAACTTATGTATGAAAGATTGATTGCTGGTGAGGATATTACTTTATTCTCTCCAAGTGATGTTCCTGGCCTTTACACGGCCTTCTTTGAAGACCAAGATAAGTTTAAAGAATTATATGAAAAAGCAGAACGTAATAAAAAACTAAGAAAGAAAGTTATACCTGCTATTGAATTATTCTCAACTTTCATGAATGAAAGAAAGAATACAGGAAGAATTTATTTGATGAATGTAGACCATGCAAATGACCATGGTTCATTCTTACCAGAAGTTGCACCAATTAGACAATCAAATCTTTGTTGTGAAATTAATTTACCAACTAAACCATTAACATCTATTACAGATGATGAAGGTGAGATTTCATTGTGTACATTGAGTGCTATTAATTGGGGAAATATTAAAGATCCAGGTGATTTTAAAAAGCCATGTGATTTAGCAGTACGAGGACTTGATGCATTATTAGATTATCAAAAGTATCCTGTACTTGCGGCTGAGTTATCTACTAATAATAGAAGACCTCTTGGTATTGGTATTATTAATTTTGCTTATTGGTTAGCTAAAAATGATACAAACTATTCAGATCCAAATTTAGAATTAGTAGATGAATGGGCTGAGGCTTGGTCTTATTATCTGATTAAAGCATCTAATAAACTAGCAAAAGAAAAAGGTGCATGTCCTAAGACAAAAGAAACAAGATATGGACATGGTATTGTTCCTATAGATACTCGTAAAATTGAAGTAGATGAACTAGTAAAACACAAAGAAAGAAGAAAATGGAAAGAGTTACGTGAAAGTTTAGCAGAATATGGAATACGTAATTCAACTCTTATGGCTCTTATGCCTGCAGAAACATCAGCACAGATTTCAAATTCAACCAACGGTATAGAACCGCCTAGAAGTTATGTCAGTGTGAAGCAGTCCAAACATGGCGTTTTAAAGCAAGTTGTACCGGGTATTTACAAGTTTAAGAATAAATACGAGTTGCTATGGGATCAAAAGTCTCCAGAAGGATACTTGAAGATTATGGCAGTTTTACAAAAATACATAGACCAAGGTATTAGTGTAAATACTAGTTATAATCCAATCTTCTTTGAAGACGAAAAAATACCAATGAGTGTAATGCTACAACACCTTGTTATGTTTTACAAATATGGTGGTAAGCAGTTATACTATTTTAATACCTTTGATGGGCAAGGTGAAATTGACACTAGCAAAGAAGGTATGAAAACAAGAGAAGAATTCGATACACAGGAACAATATGATGACTATTGTGAAAGTTGTACGATTTAATGAAGGAAGAATGGAGAAAGGAAAGTAGACTTTGTTATAGACCTGTTTGGCACAATAACAATCATCCATGGGCAAAACGTCCAGATTTAAGTCATAGATTAGGATGGTTTAAGACTTGTGAACATACAAATGAAGCAGAAGACTTAGGAGATATATTTTATAATAACTTTGAAGATGTTTTTAATTTTATAGATTTAAAAGTATCTAATAAAGTAAAATTTGAAAATTACGAAAAGTTTTTAAAAACATGGGTCAAAAGAGCAAATAGAAATATATGCATGTTGCATATTTCAAATAATAACTTAGACGAAGATTTACTTGATTGTACATACTGGAAAGATATTGTAGAATACTTAACCAAAAATGTACAAAATAAATGGATGCTAGAAATAGCACACAAAAGAACAGAATTAAGCTACAAGCCAGTGGATCCTGGTTTGTTGAAAATGTATAGAGATTGTGGAAATCTAATTTTTATGTCAATTAGACAAGAAGTATATGATCCAAAAAGAGAAGTTAATAAGATTCCTTTTCAAGTAACGGAATCAATAATTAACTTTAAAGATAGAGTACCTAAGGAGTTTTGGGGGAATTTTTGAGAAGCAAAAGTAGGAAATAAAAAATGTCAGTATTCAATTCAGAAAATAAAGCGGATCACACAAAGGCGTTAGCATTTTTGGATCCATCAGGTGGCGTAACTATCCAGAGATATGATATGCTAAAGTATAAACAGTTTGATAAACTAACAGATAAACAGTTAGGATTCTTTTGGAGACCAGAAGAAGTAGATGTATTAAAAGATGCAAATGATTTTAAAAATCTAACAGACCATGAAAAACATATCTTTACTTCAAATCTAAAGAGACAAATTCTTTTAGATTCAGTACAAGGTAGAGCACCTGTTGAGGCATTTTCACCTATTGTTTCTATTCCAGAATTAGAGGCATGGATTCAAACTTGGACATTTAGTGAAACAATTCATTCACGTTCATACACACATATTATTCGAAATGTATATTCTGACCCATCAAAAATCTTTGACGAAATGATGGACATTAACGAAATTATGGATTGTGCTGATGATATTTCTAAAAACTATGATGAATTAATTGAAATGACTAGTTATTATAATCTTTTAGGTTCTGGTAATCATACTGTAAATGGTAATAAGGTAAAAATATCTGAATATGAAATTAAGAAATCACTATATAAAACTCTTATGAGTGTTAATATTCTTGAAGGTGTTAGATTTTATGTTTCATTTGCTTGTAGTTGGGCATTTGCTGAACTTAAGAAAATGGAAGGTAACGCAAAGATTATTAAACTTATTGCACGTGATGAAAACTTACACTTAGCAAGTACTCAAACACTATTAAAACTACTTCCAAAAGATGACAAAGATTACATCAAAATTGCAAAAGAAACAGAAGAAGAATGTATTAAAATGTTTGTGGACGCAGTAAAACAAGAAAAAGCATGGGCTGAGTATCTATTTAAAGATGGTTCAATGATTGGTCTAAATGCGGCACTTTTAAATGAATATATTGAATGGATTTGTTGTAAACGTATGACGGCAATTGGCTTAAAATGTCCATATACTGTTTCAAAAACTAATCCGTTGCCTTGGACACAAAAGTGGATTGCAGGTTCAGAAGTACAAGTTGCCCCTCAAGAGACAGAAATTTCAAGTTATGTTATTGGTGGTGTAAAACAAGATGTCGATAAAAAGACATTTGGTGGTTTATCTCTCTAACGATTCATACGAATCATTAACCAAACGAACAGTATAATCATTAAAAGTGTGAATGCACCGTAGGCCATTCCTACCACAAATGAAAATTGGTCTATTTCCTGGGCTAAATTTCTCATATTGTATTTATAAAAGCCAGGGATTCCAACAAAAATTAAACCTTGACAATACCTTCGATTTATGATATTCTATATCCTAAGAAAAGGAGGTACTATGTTTAATTGGTTAAACTTGAGTACAAAAAAATCTTTTTCACAAGAAAAAGGAGAAACGATGAATACATCAAAACTAACAAAACAAGATAAACTTGTTAATGCTCTTAAAGATGGAGAGGCTTTAACGGAATCAGCAATGAAACACAGATTTTCTATTGCTAACCCTAGAGCGACAGTATCCGCATTGAGAATGAAAGGATACGCCGTATATGCTAACAAAAGCAAAAACGGTAAGACTATCTACAGATTAGGAGCTCCTTTAAGAAGAGTCGTAGCCGCAGGTTACAGGGCTCTTGCTAACGAAAAGGTGTTTGGGTAAACAATAACTTGTGTCCCTGGCCTGATGATTTGCCAGATTGGGAAGATTGTCCCATATGTGGTGAGCCAATCGATGAATGCGATTGTTTTTGGGCCAGAGACAAACATATGACTAGAAAAATCAAAATAAAAATTACAGACGATAAAGAATTCTCAGAAGAAAAAGAAGGTTTAGGACTAAAAAAAGTATTTAAATCTGTGGCAGGATCTGCTCCTAAAGGAACAACTAGATTAAGAGTAGAATACACTAACAGAAAAGGCACACCAATAAATCGTTGGGTAAAAATGCCGAAAAATACAGACTAAAAACTTGACAGAATCAATAATCGTGCTATTATAATTAAGTAATCAAGAGAGAGGTACTTAATATGGCTTATATTTCAACTAACGAAGTTAAAGAAGTTCGTAAATCACTTAAAGAAAAGTTTGGTAAAAACTTAAAATTTTCAGTAACACGTGACCATCATTCAAGTGTTAGTGTTTCTATTATGGAAGGTAATATAAACTTCTTTGATGGTGACTTAGATATAACTGACAAATATAATGGCCGAGTTACAAAGTTCGATGGACATGCTCAAATTAATCATTATCATACATATCATTATGGTAAGTATGAACAGTTATTTAATGACATTAAAGAAATTTGTCATACTGCTCCTGCTAAGGCTGAAGGTGGTCGAGCATATTATGATAACTCAGATGCAATGATTGATTATTTTGATACTGCATTTTATGTACATATCAATGTTGGTAAATGGAATAAGCCTTACGTTCTTAAGGCGGCTTAAATCTCAATTCAATAAGGGGATTCAAAATGAATCTAGCAGTAACTAATACCTTGGAGGGTGCCCTAAATGTCGGGCATCCAGTTTTTGTAACATATCGTGAAAACAACAAAGAGATTGTTGAATGGTTTGCATTTGGTGAAGGTCTTGCAAAAGGCAGTGCCGAAATGCGAAATGCTAAA